ATTCTTTGGAGATACTATTAAGGATGAACTTAGATCTCTTGATAAAATAGCAATTGGAAATAGTAGAATAGTAAATTATGCTCAATTGGATTATATGATTTTGTTTAATAAGTATTTTGGATCTTTTAGATTGATGTTTAGTAGACCGGAAAATGTTGGACCCCCTATTTTCTCAGCTTTGGGAGTTGATTTGAATAAGCTATTTCCTGTTTTGGGTCCAAAAATTAAAAATTCATCTATATGTTACGGTATTGATTATACAAAGTGGGATTCTAGTATTCCCGGTGAACTTCACCAGATTTTTATAGATATTGTAAATTATTTTTATATGAAAACCGATCCCACTTGGGATCCTAGAGATGATTTAGTAAGAGAAGTGTTGTGGACTGAAGCAGTTAAGTGTCAGCACATATTTTCTGATATAATTTACAGTGATGAACATGGACTCCCTTCAGGAGTTCCTTGTGGTTTTACAACTATTTCAAATATTATGGTAAATACAATTATAGTAAGTTTGGCAGTTGTTAGGGCGGGACTTCCCTTGGAAGTTTTGGGAACCCACATACACCCACTTTTTATGGGTGATGATAATTTGATTTACAATGATAAAGTTGGAAATGATGTATATCAGAGAAAATTAAATAGTGTTAATAGATTTACAATAGTTGAGTTAACAAAGAAACTTGGTATGACTGCTACCATGCCTGACAAAGTGTCAGAATTAACAGAGTATGATGAATTTGAAGATTTAACTTTTATGAAGTGTGCTTTTATTGATGCTGTTAATAAGAATCATTTTCTTCCAGGAATGGATAAGAAAACAATAAACAACCAGTTGTTTTGGTACAGGCCAGCTGGACAAGGAATAGATGTTGAACAATTTAGTTTGAATGTTGAATGTGCCCTAAAATTTTGTGTCCCTTATGGACCTAAATATTACAATGAAATGGCCACTTTTTGTCTAACAAATTTTGAGTGGAGTGATTATGTAAGTTGTGATGATTTGAAACGTATATTTATGCCATTTTCGGTGCGTTTTGAAGAAATTTTTGCTAG